TAGTTAGAATCAATTCCTGTTTGGTCAAGATTATCAACCGCTTCTTGTGGATAAATAAAGTCTAACATATCACTTGCAGAAGGAACAAACATATTGTAGTCAGGTGTTGTACAGATATAAATTGAATCCGCTCTGTCATTTTCAATAACATCGATACCAAACTCAACAATATCTGAATGATTTACATAGTCTACACCTGGAGTTACAAACACGTTAATGTTAACCGCTTCAGGGTTTGCAAATGTTCTAATACCTAATTTGTAAGCGTAATAGTCAGTATTTGCCCAATCTGAAGTATTATCACCTACAGATATTTGTTTGAATGCTCCCCATCCTGTCGCTGTTGGGTATTTAAGAGACGCACAAGCTCCTCTCAAATAACCTGTTTTACCTAATCCAAATCTATCTTGGTTAGTTCTGTATTCTCTATAGATATCCCATCCGTCAAAACCTCCGTTCACAAGTAATGAGAATTTACGTGCGAATAATCTATAATATGGATTATCAGGACTATCAGGGTCACTTGTAAATGGTGCAGAACCAACATAGAACGCTGGTGTCCCACTTGTAGCAAACGCATTTGGAATGGTGATTACACTTGCGTTGATGTCCATATGGAATCCTTTAGTTCTGTAAGCCCAATCATCACCAGTAGTATCTGTACAGATATTCAACGGTAATTGTTTTCCTTTATAATAGTAAAAATCTTGGTCAATACCTATTGTGTCAGAAATACCTAAATAAGTTCTACGTACATTATCACCCGCACTTCTTGTTGCATCATCAGTACCTGTTGATGTACCAAAAGGTGGGTTATATACAACTTCACCAGGGAAATCGTATTTAGTTTTATATATTGGGAATGGTGGTCTAGCACCTGCGTATTCTCTAAATGTATATCCTAAGAAACCACAAGGAAGAGCATCTATTGGAGCATCTTCATTCATTTCTACCATAATATATTTAGATTGAAGTTCATATTCACCATTACTTGTACCTATTTTTTTACCGATAAAGTTATTATCGTTAGGGTTCATGTTACAATTAGTGAACTTTTCAATTACAGTTGGTGCCGAATCAGTATCGAAGAAATCTCTAACTAACAAGTCAAAAGTACCATTATCAAAAGAAATGTTGATAATTGAAATTTTAACTTCTGTGTTAGCAGCATCACCATCAGCGATTGTCATGAACTTGAATAGATTATAAACTTTATTACCCCTCAATTCAGAAACAACCCAAGGTGAAGAAGGTGTTTGATATTGCTCAAGATAGAATGCAATTGATGTTGGGTCAAGACCTTGTCTTGCATCAGGTAAAGCAATCAATTCACAACTTAAACCTCTAATATAACCTTTTCTGTATCCATAAGTTAAAAGAGTTTGATAAACTTCCTCAATAAACAAAGGAACCGACTTTCTTGGTTTTGCAAAATTAGATTGACCAAATACTTTGGTTACATAATTAACATCACTATTTAAGAACGAAGTTTCAAAGAAGAAAGTATCCCCATCAATATTTGTAATATTTAATCCGAATGTTGAAAAAGGATTTTTTGTACAAGCTGAATATTGTCCGGTACAAACCATTTGAACATCGTCACCTATGAAACTACCATAAATATTAGTTGAACCTGAAACTTCATATACCGCACCATTATCATTAGAATAGTTGGCAACACCTCTTGAACGTAAAGTCGCAATAACTAAATCATCAAAATCTGTATATGCTGTACCCGAATAAACGTATAATACACCTGTCAATTTACCCGTAAAACATTGTGTTGGTTTTGCTGTAGTTGTAGTTGTTGTAGTACCAGGTGTTGGTGTAACACAAGGATTTGTAGTTGTAGTTGTTGTACTACTTGTTGTAGTTGTCGTTAATGGTGTGATATTAACTAAATCAGTTACAACAGTCCAAAATGAAGAACCTGTATAAACCGCACTTCCAACGTTGTCAAACAACGCATAATACCAAGGGTCATTTTGAGGTGCAGTATAATCTGCTAAATCAGAACTTACATTATTAACTTCAAAAACATTTGTTTCAGATGTGTAACCTGATAACATATCATATTCACTTGTTGGTATTGTACCATAATAATAAACTGAATCGGTTTCTGCTGTATATGGGTTAACATTGTTGATAACATCAAAAATTTGTTGTTTCATGTTATTGTCCAAAGACGAAATACTTCCATCGAATAGTTCATATGGTAGATTTTGTTTTGCCGCAATAATCGCTATTGATGATGTGTCTAAAGTAATCGTACTAATATCGTTAGTACAAGCTGTGAAAGGAATTTCTACAAGAAAGTCCTCATAATTAACACACTCAGATACACAATTAACAGTTATTGCACTTAAACATTTAAAACCAACAGTTGTTTGGTCAACGTTTGCTTTTATAACTATAGACCAAGAAGGACCGGCATCATATCCTGATAAACCTAATACTCTTGTTACAAACAATTGATTAGATTGTTGTAAATAAGACTTAGCTATATAAGCCGCCTCATATTTTGGGATTTGTGTATTTATAAACTTTTCAGGGGATGTACCACCGAAATAAGTTGTAAATTCATCATAGTTTCTGATGAAAATTGGTTCAAAAGCTGGACCTTTTAAAGTTTCACCAACCATACCTAAAGTAGTTACACCCACGCTTTGTGCGACAAATGATAAATCTACCTCAGATGTATAGACACCCGGTGAAACGAAAACTTTACTGTTTGAAGAAGTTGCCATTATTTTTTTCTTTTTTTTTTTTAATTTATTTCTTATGTATAAATATTGCAGAAAAAAACAAAATACTTTACTTTCTAATGAATATTTATAATATGGGCAGAAAATATTCTACCTTTTTTCTACTATGAGCCAAGAAGTTAAAAAAATAAAGAATTTAAAGATATCTGTGGAAGTTCACGATATACTCAAGAAATATTGCGATAAGAAAGGTGTGAAAATGTATAGGTTTTTAGAAAAACTTATTGTTGAAAAATGTAAAGAAAAAAAAGATATCTATGGTGAAGATTAAACAATGTTGTTTAATAATTCTATAGAACCATCTTTATTATTATCTTCTTTAACAACAACAATTTTTAACACATCATTAGTGTTAATTTGTATTTCATTTAAATCGGTTCCATAGAATTGGTTGTTAATATAAACATCAAAAGAGTCTATATTGGATGTTTCACCTAAAATTATATTTGAAGTAAAGTCAAAAATCTGATTAATCGTGTCATTACCTTCAATAAATAAAATTTGTTCTTTATATGTGGAACTTTCAACATCAATTCTTTGTCTTTTTCTTTTGGTTTGAGTATCAACTTCTAAAACTTGTAAAACTCTATTTACTGCTGGACTAACCTCAAATTCATCCTCATCCATTAAAAACCCCAACATTGTGAATTCATACGATTGTATATAATATTTTCTTTTCTCAAGTTCTAAGACCGATTCATCCGTAATGTTGTTCATAACGATAGGAATATAATGTCCCTTAATAACTTGATATGCTTGTCTTGAAGCAAAAGTTTCTAAAACATTTTTATTAAATTGATTTAACTCTCTCATTCTATTACATATAATTTTTACGGTATACGTAATATCTACTGGTACTGGTTGTGGTATTTTATAAACATCAGTACCTTGTCGATTACCATCCCAAGTAGGAACTTGTGCATAAAAAAATAATTTTCTATTTGGTATGTTATATAAAACAGCAGGATTAGTTCCAAATTTTACTTCAGGAATTCTAACCACGGTAATAAACGGTGGTTCTGCATTTTTATCTAAATTTTGAAAATTCCAAGTTTCAGTAAACTGTGACCAATTTTGTGTTGTTATTATAATATCAATAGTGGGAATAACTTTACCCTCAACTGTTGTTTTTAAAGTATCTTTAACAAAATCTAAAAATCCTCTATCTAAATCAGCGTGTAATAAAGATTTTGGAAGATATGTACCATCTTTATTTATTTTCTCAAGTAGTTCATATCTTCTAGATAACAAGGTTTTTTCCTGTGTTAACGGAATATTTTTTTTTATTTTCTTAGGTAGTGGCATTTTCTTATTTAATTACTCTTACAGGTTTTTCCTTGAAAGAAACACGATTTCTTGAGGAAACATTATAATCTTTATTTTTAAATATTAAGACAGTTTCACTATTTGCAAAAACAAGAAAATCAACCAATTTTTTATCTTTATAATCTCTCATTCCATAGGTCGATATATCATATCCATTTTCATTTGACCAATATGAAGATAGAGGTTTTATTTGGAAATTTTTATCACCTATGGTAACATCAACTCCATACCATCTATCCATTTTAGAACCATGAGGATAAAATGTCACATTTTTAGGATTAACTTTTTTAAAGAAAAATTTAACCGCCTCTCTTTCTAAATCTAAACCACTTTTAATTGATTGCCATTGTCTATCCACTAAAATTTTTGCAAACTCCTTATCAGTTCTTAATAAATTTGATAACCAATTAACAACATCTTCGTTTGTTTCATCCTCTCGATATCTCAAATATAAAATATTCTGAATTTCTTCTTTGGTATCAAAATAATTCATAATAGACCAATCCTCAACATCATCACCAAGTTTACTACCAATAGTATATATTCCTCGTAATCCAGCACTGAATATTTCATCTTCAGGTTTCCAATTAGAGGGAAACGCTTTCTCTAATGCTTTTCTAATGTTTTGAGGTGTAATACCTACTTTTTCAGATTGTCTAACCACCATAAAATCGGGATAATGTTTGTCAAAAATATTTTTATTAACTCTTATTGAAGATTTGTTTTCATCATATTTCAAATCAATTCTATCAAAAGTAAAATCCCCTAATACTCCAATTATTTTAACTTTATCTTTACCAATATCTTCATCAGATATTGGAACAACATTATTAAAATAATATAATTTAGTTGTCCCTCTTTCGAATAAACCTATGGTAGTATAAGTAAAAATAGTGAATTCGTCAAATTTTATTTTTTTTTCATCAGTCATTTCATTATTTGATTCTGAAAGAATTATATTGAAATACTGACTATCTGTCAATACAATATTAATCATTTTTTAACTTCATTAATTACAAATAGTTTATTTTTAAGATTAATCATATCAACCTCTTTAGCGTTATATATCGGTTCTTCAGAGTCTTTATAGACAAAACTATCATATTTGTACGGATTATATGTCACAACCTTATCAGTTGGTTCGTTTGGTATGTTTTCACAAGGAAATTCACAATAATCTAATAAATCACCGATTACAAAAGCGTGCACATTTTTTTGTTTTTCACTTCTAACCTTTTCTTTCCCACCTTGTCTGACTCTAAATTCAACATTACCTAATTTAACATAATCAGCATATAAAATAACTCTATCATTTAGTGTAACGGAAAAAGTATGTTTATGTAAATTATAATAAACCATAACTCTTGAACCAATAAATTCATTATTTACCTCTTGTTCAAATAAGTTTTTAAATTGACGTTCTGTTAATAAAATTTTCATAATCCTCTAAATTCGTTTTCCATAACCGCAGATGCCATTATGGTTCTATAAAATGGTTTATAACCGGCATATGTGTGTTTATTATCAGAAACAACCCTTCCGTCATTAACCACGGTATAATATCTGATTCTATCCTCAGTTTCATAATAACCAATATAATCACCGAAACTAATATCAATATCCAACTCATCCAATTGTTTCTGATACACCCCAACTTTTAAGTTACCTGGTTCCATTTGGTCAATTCTTGAATTTCCCATCATTTTATTTTCAGGTGCAAAAATTTGAACATACCCTTTAAATTCTACAGGTGGTAAAAATTTAACACCATCCTTCACTGTTTCAGCATAAACATCATCGGTTTTTGTTTTCATTTTGTCAACACGATATAATACAAGAGTAAAGTTCATGTCACCACTTAACCATTCATCACCCATGTTAATGTCCAAAGAGTAATCTTCACCCCCAAAAAACTTTCCAAGTCTTGTTATCGGAACTTTATTTTCTGCCATATTGATAAATATTGAAAAATGTATTATTATTTAGAATAAATTTTATTAGTTTTGGAAAGTGTGCAAACTGGTTATACAATAAATATACTCGAACAACGAGCATTAGATATTCTTGATACATATCAGGGGGCAAATAACTATATCCTAAAGTTAAAATTTTTAAAAGAAACTAATAAAAAATTTTACCCAACTCGTTCACAATCAGAATATATTGTTAATTTTTCAAACACAAATCCTAAAGTTGCTAAAAAATGGGTTGAACTTGACCCATATTTTGCAAAAAAAATTGCTGATGAAAAATTATACACAGAAATACCAAAAGAAGTTTGGGTTGAAAAACTTTTGGTTGAGAGGGAAAAGGCTTATCATATTTGGGGAAAATTCTTTTCAGGTGAAACTATTCATGATTTTTATTTACCAAAAGGTGCACTAATTAAGACACACTCAATAAAAGATATTCAAGTAGATTATTCTAAATATGGTCATAGACCTCCTTTAGAACACCAGAAAATTGCTATTGAACGATTGGCGGGAAGTAAAAGATTTATTTTGGCGGATGATATGGGTTTGGGAAAAACGACCAGTACAATTATTGCCACCCTTGAAACAGGTTGTAAAAAGATATTAATTATATGTCCTGCATCACTTAAAATAAATTGGGAGAGGGAGATTAGAAACTATACAGATAGGAGTGTCTATATATCAGAAGGAAAAAACTTTTCAACAGAACATGATTTTGTTATAGTTAATTATGATATTTTGAAAAATTTCTATGATATTAAGAACAAAGAAAACACTCAAATTTATCAATTTAATCCTGATTTAATCATAATTGATGAAGCACACTACGTTCAAAATGGTCAAGCTCAAAGAACAAAACTTGTTAATCATTTTACTAAGAGAGCTGAAAGAGTTTGGTTGTTATCAGGAACACCAATGACAAATAGACCAATGAATTATTATAATTTATTGAACATAATTGAAAGTCCTGTTGCTCAAAACTGGATGGCATACGCGATTCGTTATTGTCAAGGTTATCAAATAAATGCAGGAAAAAGAAAGGTGTGGATTGTTAATGGTGCTTCAAATCTCGAAGAGTTGAGAGATAGAACGTCAAAACAATTTTTAAGAAGATTAAAAGAAGAAGTACTCGATTTACCTGAAAAGATTATAACACCCGTTTATTTACGTCTTAAATCCAAAGAATATGAAACTTTAATGGGTGAATATTATGATTGGTATAGAACAAATACAGGTGAAAATTCTTCTTTGACAATTCAGTTTTCTAAACTAATGAAAGTTAGACAGGTAATTGCAGAAGAAAAAATATCTCAAACAATTGAACTTGCTGAAAATATTTTAGAACAAGGTAAAAAAGTCATTATATTTACAAACTTTACAGACACTTTAAATAAATTAAATGAACATTTTGGTAAGATTTCTGTAAAACTTGATGGTTCATCTACAAAACCACAGAGACAATACGCAGTTGACCAATTTCAGGAAAACGATAAAATTAAAGTATTTGTGGGAAATATGAAAGCGGCAGGTGTTGGATTAACTCTAACCGCAGCTGAAGCTGTTATTATAAATGACCTATCTTTCGTGCCAGGTGACATGAGTCAAGCTGAAGATAGAGCGTATCGTATAGGTCAGAAAAATTCAGTGTTAGTTTACTATCCTATTTTTGAAAACACGATTGAAGGTGTTGTATATGATATTGTTAATACCAAGAAACAAAATATAAAAATTGTAATGGGTGATAATATAGATAGTGGTGATTTAGTCGAAGAAATTATGAATAGGATTAATAATTTAACACGATAATATTATTTGTCGAGTAAAAGATATTTATATTAAAACAAAGTATAAATGTCAATAATTGCCGAACCAGAAAGAACCCAGTTATATACAAGATTAAGACACTTACTTGGTGCACCATTAAGAAGTGTTGAATTAGAAGATGAACAATTAGATTCATTATTGGAACTATCTATAGAGGATTATTCTCAATATATTCAAGATTGGTTGATTGAATCTCAATGGACTTCTTTATATAATTTAAATCTTGATACACAATCTTTATCTAAAGCATTTTTAACTAAAAGTCTGACCTTTGAGGAAAGATATACTTACGCATACTCTAAAATTGTAGGTCTTCAAGCAGGAGGTGATTCAGTCCTGAAAAAAGATTATATTCAACTTGTTAGAAATCAACAATCATATGAAATTCCTGCAAATAGAGAAATTAATGAATTATTGTGGTTTTCCCCCGCATCATTAAATAATGTTATGTTTGACCCTTGGTCTTTTGGTGCATTAGGTGCTGGTGGTGGACTTGGTGGTGGTGGTGGACTTGCTCAAATGGGTAATATGGCTGGTGGGTATTTTATGTTACCCGCCTTCGACATGCTTTTACGTATGCAAGAGATTAATATTCAAAGAAGAATTATTGCGGGTGATTTAACATATACGATAACAGCATTACCTGAAGGTAAAAAACAAATTAATTTAATGAATACTCCGGGTGGTAAATTTGATTTTGGTAATGGTACTTTAACTAAAGGTAAAGTTTGGTATCACTATTATGATACTGAAGGTAAAGATAGAGATAAATGTTTAAAGGATAATCCTGATATTATTAAATTACCATCTGATGTACCTTTTGAAAAAACTAGTTGGATTGATTTAAATAATCCCGCTCAAATATGGATACGTAGATGGTTCTTTGCATATGCTAAGGAAACATTATCAAGAGTTAGAGGTAAATTTAGTGGTAATCTTAAAACACCTGATAGTGAATTAACTATGGATTATCAATCTTTGGCAACTGAAGCCAAAGATGAGAAAACTAAACTGATTGAAGAATTAATTGGTGCTGAAGGTCGTCTAACAAGATTGAAACCTGAAAAAGTAATGGAAAGAGAGGCGTTACTTGCCGAAAACTTGAACAAACAGAAAAAGTTCACGGCAATGCCAAGACAAATATACGTAATTTAATTTATATGTTTACAATAACACCAATTCAGCCAAAAAAAGTTGTTAGAATTTTTAATCAACCTACAGAACAAAAACCAACAGAAAAATCAACTAATATGGTTAAAAAAATTATTTCATCTCAAAACTATACCACTAATGGTGAGTTTTTAATCGTTGTTAAAGATGTTGACAATTGCGAAATCAATTTAAATGTTAATACAACAAAACACATTGTAATTAAAGCGTTGACTAATGTTATAGTTAAAGATGCAAATTTAATAGATGGTTTTTATCACGAAATAACTATGAATAATGGAAGTAGTGTCGAACTTTGTGAAGTTGAGGGAACTTATTATATCATTGCATCGGATGGGTTGAAATTCGAATAATCAATAATTTTATTATTCTTTTTTAGATTTTCTTTTGCCCATAAAGGTTGTAGATTTGTATAATGACAAAGTTTATATATTTCTTCTTCAGTTTTTGCTGATGATAGGGGGATTATGTGGTCAATATGCCAACCGTAAAAACCATAGTTTTCCCAACTCATCCCGTCTTTGAATTTTTTTTCTAAATGTTCTTTTAGGAATTGAGGGGAACATCCAACAATATCAATTATTTTAGTATTTTTATTTTCTTTTTTGTAATTTAAAAAATCTTTAGTTCTTTTTCGTAAATTATTTATTAACTTATATTTTGGATTTTTAATCCTCTCAAGTTTTTTCCAATTCTTAGAATATTCATTATGTTTATCTTTATTGTTTTCAACATATTTTCTACAAGTTTCTTTTCTTTTTTCAGGATTAGATTCTCTATATTTTTTAAACCTCAATAATTCTTTCTCTTTATTATTTTGATAATATTTTAATAAGATTTTTTTTCTTTTTTGAGGATTTTTATCTCGATATTCTTTACTTTCAATTTTCCTACAATCATTACACGTTGACCTATAACCACTTTTAGTTCTACTATCAATTCCAAAATTGATAGTTTCTTTAATTTCTTTACATTTACCGCAAATCTTTGTTTCCATAAAATTCTCTAATTAATTTTTCAATTAATGTTGAGACCTTGAATCCGTCTTTTTTAATTCTTTTATAAAGTTTTGGGTCTAAACTAATTCCAAACTTTAATTTTTTATCTTCATCTTTGATTCTTGGTCTTCCCATATATAAATATCTCTTAATTAATTAAAGTTTCACTTTTATGTAAATTAATTTATGTGATTTTCCCAACCTGGTTGAGATAATTCATAAATATGATTTGGATTTATTTTATTCCTTTCCCAAAATTTATATTCTTCGTCACTTATTTTTAATAAGTCTTCAATAGTATCTTGGTCTTGTGGTTCAAATGGGATACCATTTATAAGTACCGATTGTTCTTTAGTAAAGAAACCTCTGTCTTCAGGTCTATCAACTAATAAACTATCTCTTATTTCTTCTTTAAAAACAATTAATAATGGTTCTATTCTTTTGTTAAAAGTTACAATTGCTCTTGGTACGTTATAATCACCCGTCATTTCAGGATTATCCCCAAGAGTTTTAGAATCTAACATATAACAATTTAATTGGATAATTGACTCTAATGAATCTTTTGGATAAGTACCATAACTTTCGTAAAAACTATCAATCTGTTCCTGAGTCCACCCTTTCTTAGGTTTATTTATTTTTTGAACATCTCCTTGAGATGATTTAGTACCATTATTCACATAGTAAATTACATCCCCTAAATTAACATTTAATTTATGTTTAATCGCTAATTCTAAATGAGCCATTCTTGACAAATCACCACCTGATTTACTTTTTTGTTTTGTTCTTTTTATATAATCATCTATTGATAATTTAACTTTTGCCCGTTGAGCAATTTTCATAAGTGGTATTTGTTTATCATAAATTTTTTGTAGATATTCATAATACCATTCAATAAATTCCTGACCTTTACCTTCTAGTAACATTTTAATACCAATATCAAGAAAATCCTCAATATACAATGGAAGTTTTTTACTTTTAATGGAATTACCGGTTAGTTTAATTTTACCATTATGTTCTAAAGTTGCATAATTTTTTCTACTCAAATTTATACAACTACTCCATGTCCCATCACAATCTAAAAACATCGGGTATTTCATGAAAATTTCATTATATTCTGCAACATCAGCCTCATATCCTTCATATTTTTTATCCTTAATTATTTGAGGGTTAATACCTTTACCAATGTAAGTCCTTTCCTCAACCCCATTTGGTAGACTATAATTACAACCATCAGTATCTAAAACTGTTGGTATGTACCCTTTTTTAGTGAAAAAATTAACCATTTGACGAAGATATTGTCTTCCAGTACATGTTATCATTTCACCTTGTCGCATATCACCCCAATGAAACACTTGAGGTGCCGATAAAGCACCAAATAAAGAGTTAATGAAAATTTTCAAAGGTAATTGAAGTCTATCATATTTTTGAGATATTTTCTTATCTTTTTTCTTCCATTCAGATGATAAATTTTTATTTTTTATCCTTTCAGTTCTAAAATAGGTCAACATAGCTTTCATACCACCCAAGATATCGCACTCAGGAAATACGTCATGAACAAGTTGTATTGATGGATAAAGAGATGAATAATCTAATTTCAAAATATCTTTAGAATAACCAACTTTAAGTAACCTTGATAAACCACCAACAAACTCAGTTTTTTTCTCTTTTTCGGGGATAGCTAATTTGTGTTTATATGACCAAGCAAGCATGATTAATTTCCAAATTGTTGCGGTACCAAGTGTTGCCGCGCGTTCATATGTTGTTGGTATCATAGATGCCAATAGAAATGTTCCTTGATTGAACTCGTCATCCACCAATAACGTCTCTTCCAAGTCATCATCGAGATATCGTTCAACAATATCATCGCCAGTTGTTTTTATATATGTCCCTGGAAATCTTTTATCTAAATCATCAAACTCAGGTTTGTCCGCTCTTTTATATTTACCGTTTGTAACGTTTAACCAGTATTCTTCTTTCTTGGCATACATTGAACCAATTTGGTCATGTCCAATATAAACACGGTCTTTTGCTTCAGCATTAATATATTGGGTGATATATTTCAAACCGGCAGATTTAATACTTGAGTTAATTGCTTGTGCTCTACGAACTGAGTGAATAATATCTATTATATTATAACCCCACATACCAACTTGGTTGTATTTCTCAACCTCGTTAGCTAATTTTAACATATTTTCAGATTGTTTAATGTTAACATTGGGGTTCAATGTTTTACTTATTTTTTTAATATCGAGATGCAATGCTTTACATCTCTCAAAAATCCAAAACCAGTCGAAGTTAGAAGAGTTGTAACCACCAATAATACTTGGTTTTAATTCATTAATAGTTTCGAAAAATTTAATTAAACCTTGTCTCTCCTGTTCCTCATCCGCACATTCAATAACCTTTTTAAATCCTTTATTGGTTTTCATCCCAATCATGAATATACGACCATCTTTTGGTTCTAATGAGGTTGTTTCTAAGTCGAATACAAACCTTGTAATATCGTTGTATTCTTCATAACCTTTGAATAGTCTTTTTTCTTTTTGAACTAGATATTGTTCAACTGGGGGTAGAATCATTATTAAATCTTTTGATTTATCTCCCCAAGGGTCAAGTCC